CCATCCTACCCACCAATATTATCTGGTTATCATGCCGTCGACTTGGAAGAACGTTGAAAACTATCGAACTAGTCGTGGTGTGCGGGGGGGGCGTGAGGTGCACGCTCGTCAAGCGAGGGAAGAGCGAAGGCAGGCCAACAGCGTTGCATCCGGTTCGTATTTATCGTTACCGGATACTGCGTCCATAACACCAACTTTGGTTAAAAGTGTTGAGCCCAAATTCGTGGAAAAGTGGACAGGAGACTTCGTGATAGCGGAGCTTCTTGCGTATCTCCGAACGTTTACGTATGTCAACACTCGTACTCGTTATACGCCGCAACATCTCATGCATCTAGCAACTGCATGGCATCATGACAACAAACATCATATGCCGAGACCCTTGGACACAACATCTGGGTTTGAGGAGATAGCTTGGGTAGTAATACCCAAGGTTATGGTTGCGTCGCGCGGAGAGGTTCATTTTCTCGATGAGGTTTACGGCAATGAGGCCGCCGTTGAATCCATTCGAGTTATGAACGATGCCGCCGCCCTTATGGTCGATAGCCGATCTCAATCCGGCAATCGTCTCTGGGCGGTTTGGTTGTTGGTAGCTATCCTGTATTTCACCACCATCGGTTGTGGTTGGTTTTATGCGGGATTCGGTTTGGTTGAAGGGCTTGTTTCAACAATAGCTCTAGTGATATCACTCCTTGTTGCCACCATCTATTGGCGTCGCGCTCCACTTTCCGCCCCAATCGCTTATTGTGATTGAGGTGGCCCAGTACGGACGCCCGGTGTTTGCGCTTTTCCAAAGGAGTTGGAAAGTACAGCAGCTGAACACGTCGGGGCGCGTCCGCCACCGTGCTGGGAGCATAATAGCAAGCGTCATCTGATCCGGTTTGTGCCACCAATACCTGGGTTGTGGGCTTGTCTTGTGCATGCGTCATGCGTCTGCAATGAAATCGTTAGTGCCACGAACCGTGTGCTTGGGGTTGTACCTTTGCCCACGGTCCGTGGCATTAGAGAGATTAGGACGCAAGTTAAGAAGCTCGCTCGCCAGTGTGGTAAGCTTGTCCCNTGGGACCTCGAAAGGACTACTGAGTCTTTTCGAGGCCCTAGAAAGCGACGCTACCAACTCGCTCGCGAGAGTCTCAACCAGAAGGGTCTCAACCGCCGTGATGCTAAGATTTCCTCCTTTGTAAAAGCGGAGAAGTTCGATCCAGCGGTTAAGACCAATCCGGACCCACGCATGATACAAGCACGTGACCCTAGGTATAATTTAATGATAGCACAGTTTCTTCGCCCTGTAGAACATTTTATATATAATTTAGTAGGGCCAAGTGGAGGACGGATGGTTGCTAAGGGGATGAATCAGGAGCAACGAGCAGCCACAATCATCGAGAACTTTAACGCATTTAAAAATCCTGTGTGTTTCTCCCTTGATTGTAGCCGCTTTGATAAACACGTTAGCTTCCCGATTCTTAGTCTCGAACACCTATTTTATCGTATGGTGTTGCCCAATCACCCTGTTTTAAATAGGTTGTTAGATTGGCAGACGATTAACAAGTGTCGCACCGCCGGCGGTGTTAAATACACCGTCTATGGTGGACGCATGTCTGGAGACATAAATACAGCCCTCGGCAACTGTCTGTTAGCCATCTTGATGGTATTATCTGCCATGAAGATTCTTAGGATAATAAAATTTCGCATTTATAATGACGGTGATGATGTGCTTGTTTGGGTTGAGTGGGAACACCTTGCTTTAATAAAAGAACAGCTCGTCAAAACTTTTCTGGAGTTTGGTCAGGAGCTCAAAATCGAAAACATCGCCCGTAAATTTAGCGATGTTGTCTTCTGCCAATCACGTGTGGTTTTTAACGGCATTAAACACGTGATGGTCCGCGACTGGCGCAAAGTTCTATCACACGCCTGCTGTGGCACTAGGCATTGGAATGACCCTAATATGGTCAGACCGATGTTTGGGCTCGTCGGCAGATGCGAGTTAGCGCTGGGAGCGGGCATACCAATTCTACAAGAGTTTGCACTTGCGCTACAACGTCATTCACGTGGCGCGGTTGCTAAGCTCGTTAACGCAGAAGCCGGAGTTCACTTGCGTCTCAAGGCTGAGGTCGGTGACGCTGTCGATCAATTTATTGAATCGGCGCGTTCCCGACCTGTTAGTCATGAGGCTAGAGTGTCGTTCCGAGCAGCGTTTGGAGTGGAATTGTGGGAGCAGGAAGCTATCGAGGCTGAGTTGAGGTCTTGGACGGTTAATAATTTACAATCTATTACCGTTCCCCCTGAGAGGGACCACACCTGGCTAAATTACTCGGGAATCCATTCCTGGATCCCAAAACTGCATTAGGATATGTAACCTTAAGGGTCGGGGGGCCCTGGGAGGCGATATAATGCGGCGCTAGGGTCCACCAAAAATATATAGAGCTGTGTGTGCGTATATTTAGATAGCCCACTTGACTGGCGGGGGTGCATGCTTAAGGTTTTCAAACCCATTAGGCTCGCATGTA